TATCACTCGATATAGTATATCCTCATACCTCCGTAGAGTACTTACTCTTTGGGGGGATGCCATAATGGGTAATCTTGGTTCCAAACCAAGAGCCTGTGGTAGGTCAGATACCTGTTCAAGCCATTTCCAATGGCTAAAGACAGTCTTCTGGAATACCTTTAGTACCTTCTCGTCGAAGGTATGAGTATCCACATCTAAGATGTGTCTACTAGGGTCATCCTTGGAATTGTTCCAAATGATCCTGCTGAGTCCTGTTAAGGACGCAACCGACCGCTGCGCCATAAGAGCCAAGAACTTCTCTGTCTCCATAAATGAAGACAGTAGGTTCGAGCCCTTAGTGCTCATGTTTAATCCAACAGGGGGTAAAAGATGCATTACAGCATCAAATACACGTTGTTGACGTTTAGTCATCAATGATCTAGATCGTCTACCAAGTAACTTGGCAAGATCGAGAAAAGAGTCGTTACTCATCTTCCGCCACTTCAACTGGGGTATTACTGAATCAGGTGTTACCACCTTACCAGCAAACTCAGCAGCGTTATTTGAAGATAGACTTTTCTCTAATGAATAGGGACAAGAAGTTTTATCGAGAAACTCGATATATTTCTTGTATAGATCATCGGAGAAGATAACCACATCATCACCAATAATTAGGAATTCGTTATCTCTGTGTTCACAGAGTGTACGAAGAACTAACCCATGCGTTAAGGTAAACGCAAAGAAGCTCGGAAACAGTCCTAAGGGCTGTCCTCTCTGCCATCGTATATCGCCATACTCTGACTTCCATGTCATCCGGGAAATATCCTGGAATAACAGAAGATCAGGGACGTCACCAAAGATCGTTCGAAGAACCCATAACTGTATTTCCAAGGGGAAGAAATCAGTAGCATTACTTAGGTCCAAGGAGTGGACCGTGCAACCTGATTTCAACTTATCTTGGATAACAGGAAAGGCCTTCGATTGATCAAAGGTACAATCCCAAGGTAAAGATTGAACAATCTTTCCAAGGGAAACACCTAAAGGCTGCAAAGCCAATTGGTGAATACGATAGGGAGAAGCTACAGCACGAAGCTTGTAACCTGGCTCTTGAATGAAATGGATCTCGCCAGCATAGCTGGTTCGATCAACCTCTTCAATCGGGTGATGACGTGTCATCTGTCCAATACCTTCCAAAACAGGGGAATATAATTCCTGATGTTTAAGGAAGAATGACAGATTCTTCATATTCCGCAACCAAGTCAGCTCAAACAGGACTTTCTCGTCCTGAGCGCAGACACCCTGGTTGTGTGGAAGTGGAGCATACTTCTCTGAACTACCTCGATAGGTAACCAAGCGGTTATCAGTTCTGGTAATTGATTGACGACCAACATCACACATAGCTGTCCAAGAAATCCTGGAAAGGAATTCCTCAGATAGCCCTGTAGGTGTTGAACATGAAACTGCACTGAGAAACTTATCTAACTGAGACTGAGTTTCAGTCTGACTTGTTTCAGAAGTGTAGATGCAGAAGGCCTGAAGAGCACGTGAGAATTGCTTCTCACCAATCTTCGACCACCGGAACAATGCTCCAATAATCCCGAAGTATCGCCCAGATTCGTTCTTGCGAACGTACTTGGTAATACTAGGTAGATTACTGTGCTGTCTTATCAAGTCAACTTTGAGGGACTTGAACCTCTTGACCGCCCACTCAGGGCCGTTGTGGGTTACCCAATCCGTATACAAACAAACAAAAGGTTTGATCATATGCGGAGGTATACCTATAACCGATAAACGATGACACAGTGCCTCCCTAACGTTACTCCTTTCGGAGAACATAACTGCTCCTTTTGGTTTAATCCATTTAGGATTCGTTATACGTAAGGGATGCGACGAGCATCCGTTAGGTTGTGTCCTGAACTTTCCTATATTAGGAAGGTGTTTACTTAGGCCTTAACCAAAGGCTTAGTGGTTTCGACCTTGAGTGCTTGAGA